GCCCAAATTGCCGAAGTGAGTGCTCACTTCGCTGAGTAACCCTGATGCCAGCAGGGTCTTTTCCTGATTAAGGGTAAACCCTTAATCAATATCAATTCGCATTATCTTATTATCTTTCATAATAAAATACATATTAATAGCTGAACTGTAAGGGCTAAAAGAAACCCATATACAGTTATTACCCTTAGATATTGTATATGATACTTGAGAGTATTTTCTTTTCATATACTCTTTAACAACTTGATAATCGAGCATATATTCTTTAGCAGAAGTATATTCCATTTTATTCTCCAGAATAATATTGTGATAATGCTGAACGATATTCTGTCATATTATTAAAACGAATATCATGCTTAATGCAAAACAGTTTGAATCTATATACTTGGGCGGTAGTATAATGCGAGGGTATTGTATTATGTTTCATTATATAATCCTATTATATAATAAGGGGTTTCCCCCTTATTATATTATGCTGTCATCCCTATTTTGTTGCATAATGCCCGAAACTGAGATAATGGCATATCTGAACGCATCCGATTAATACCATCACAAGCCAAGATAATATTACCTACATTATAACCTTGTGCATTATCTATTCTATCCATAGTGCATAATGTAAAGCAGGGAATACCATCGATTAATCCACGTTCAAGGGTCATTATCTCACCAGTATGAAAACATAATGCGTTTTGACCATAATATAATCCGCAAAGATAATCGATTGTGACATTATCGTCAGAAACCCGATTATTCATTTTATCCCGTGAACGTGCCATTTTCAGGGATTTTGCAAAGAAATGCTGAAGGGGTGAACGTGTGCTTTTAGCCATTTTGAGTACCTTTGTATTCAGTTTGGGGGGATTGCCCATTGCTTTCCCCTTAACTGTATTTTAAACCTATTTTTAACTAGGTCAAGCTTTTTTTGAAAATAGTTATGCAAATTTTGCATAAATATTTGAATACTCAGGTTCTCAAATAAAATTGAATACTCGGGTATTCAAAACATACTACTAGGGGTATGGGGGCGGTTAAAGGACTAGTATACCCCCAGGGGTATAGGGGCCCCCCGACACGGCCTATTTAAGGAAAATTTGCAAACACCCTAAGGTGCCAAAATCCACACTTGCCTAAATCTGCCTAAACTGGTATAATCAACACAAAAGGACAATTCTATGACAACACATCTACCTGCCGAAACCGTACGTATTAGCCCGGAAGCACTGGAAGTAGCAAATGCCTACCTCCAGCTTAACGACGCCCGTGCTGTCGCTCAAGAACTAGATCTTGACCCTGAAGTGGTAACTAGCCTATTAGCTAAACGTGAAGTAAAATCATATATTGATTCAGTATTCTTTGACTCAGGTTACAACAACCGTTTTCTTATGCGACGTGCTATGGATGCACTAATCAAACAAAAGTTTTCGGAGTTGGAAGAATCACAAACTGGGTCAACCAAAGATATTGCTGAATTGCTACAAATGTCACACAAAATGTCAATGGACTTGCTAGACCGAGAAATACAGCTAGCCAAAGCGCAACAAGCCGTTGGCCCACAAAAACAAGTCAACGTACAAATCAATGACGCACTAGATGGATCAAAGTACTCACAGCTAGTGCAGCGTTTAATTACTGGCGAAGGTGTTTAATGCTGCCTACCACATATCGCTCAATATTTATTAGCGATGTACACTTAGGCACTCGTGACTCACAAGCAGACCGACTCAACAACTTTTTAAAACACAACACGTGTGAAACACTTTATTTAGTTGGTGATATCATTGACGCTTGGCGAATCCAACAAAATAATTGGCGTTGGAAACAATCTCATACTTCAGTAGTTAGACGTGTACTAGGTCATGCTAAACGAGGTACACGAGTTGTTTACATTGCAGGTAATCATGATGAGTTTTTAAGACCTATGATACCATACGGCTTTAGTTTCGGACTAGTTGAAATACATAATCAGATCGGGCACATAGGTGCTGATGGTAAACACTACTTAGTAACACACGGTGACTTATTTGACGGGATTACTCGTTTAGCGCCTTGGATAGCATTTTTAGGAGACAAAGCGTATGACTTCGTTTTATCACTCAACTCTAAATATAATTGGATACGTCGTCGTTTGGGTTTTGGGTACTTTAGCCTTAGCAAGTTCCTTAAGCACAAAGTCAAAAAAGCCGTAGACTTTATGTTTAAGTTTGAGCAGAATCTAGCTGGTTACTGTAAAAAACGAGGATATGACGGAGTAATATGTGGACATATACATCATGCAGAAATTAAAGAAATTGATGGTGTGATGTACATGAATGACGGAGACTGGGTGGAGTCATGTACTGCACTTGTAGAACATCACGATGGACGTTGGGAAATCGTAACATGGACAAGGAGTAGTGATGAACCTAAGCGAGAAGATAACAATAGTAGTACCCTCGAAAAATGAGGAAAACTATATAGCCCACTTACTAGATAACCTAATAACTCAAGAAGTCGGATTTACTAAGATTATTATTGCTGATTGCTCTACAGACAAAACTCGTAGCGTAATAGACTTATATCGACCACGGCTTAACATTGAAGTTATTGAAGGTGGACCCGTTTCATTAGCAAAGAACCGTGGAGCTCAATTAGCAACAACTCCTTATATTTTATTTATTGACGCAGATGTGCGTTTCTTTAAACCCACAGTTATCCAAGATGCAGTCAATGCACTAGAAGCCGAAAAATTAGACTTAGTTGGATTAAATGTTAAGTGTTATGATAGTGATCGACGCGCACAGCTTGGTTTCGCAATATTTAATGTAATAAACAACATACTAAAATACTTTTCACCATTTGCAGTAGGTGCATTTATGTTAACGCGCCGTGACAAGTTTCAAGAACTAGGCGGATTCCCTGAACAGTTTGCTACTAGCGAAGACTACTTTCTTTCGAGAAAATACAGTGTTAACAAGTTCCGTTTAGTCAATCACTACTTTGGACAAGACTCACGTAGGTTTCGCAAAATGGGTTATTTTGGTATGTCAAAGTACTTAATCAAGAATTTCTGGAATCGCAACAACAAAGCTTATTGGGATAACCTAGACTCAAGCAAGTACTGGAGTTAAAATGCTACCACAAATTGGAGACGCGGATGTATACGACAAAATCAATCCCGAAGACCTTTGGTGTGCCGATAAACTAATTTTAGCTAAACGACTAGGATACTACTGCGGCCCAGCAGGAATAGCCCCTAAACCAGGTAAATACATAGTACGCCCAATAACAAACCTAAAAATGATGGGCGTAGGTGCTACTGTAGAATACTTGGACCGCGACTCAATTCCTGACGGGTATTTTTGGTGTGAGGTGTTTACAGGCAGACACCTAAGTTTTGACTACAACTACGGCAAGCAAACACTAGCAGTTGAAGGATTTAAAAACAATCCACATCGCCTAGACAGATTTTCACACTGGAATCGTGTTCAAGACACTTTTGAACTAACGCCAATACTGCAAGTAGTAGCAGACAAGTATCCTTGGTTTAATGTTGAGGTTATTGGCGACAAGGTAATAGAAGTACACTTCCGTTACAACGACGACTTTGCAAACCATACTGCCCAAACTATTGTACCCGTATGGCAAGACGAATTCTACGCTAGTGAGTGTGGAGATCGTTTAGGTTTTATATTAATAAAAGATACCCCGCAATGAAATATTTACTAGGATTAATACTTTTTATATCAAGCGTTGCGGTAGCACAGTCTATAGTTATACAAAAGCCTGTAACTTGTACAGAAACTAAAACGCTACTACAAGGATTGACAAGTAGTGATTATAAAGAAACTCCTTTGTGGTTAGGTATAGAGCCTGGTGCTGAAGTATCAAAGTACAGCGTGTTTGTTAACCAACAAACCAAAACCTGGACAATAATCCAGTTTAATGATAAAATAGCTTGCGTACTAGGTACAGGTACAGACAGCACTCAAATATTTAATGGACCTAAGGTATAATAATGCTAGAAACAATATGTGAAGTAATGACAGATGCTTATAAACGTAATTGGATTACATCGCGTGATGGTAATGCCTCAATACGTCATCAAGATCGAGATCACTTCTATGTTACACCTACAGGTGTTCGTAAACAAACCTTACAACCAGATCAGTTTAAAAAGATGGGCATTAGATCTACTGGGTATGGATTATACGCAACCCCCTTAATGTACACAGACATTAGCCACAACTTAAAGCCTAGTGGCGAATTGCCAATGCACTTTGGACTTCAGCAGAAGATTAATACTGAAGTTAGAGTAATTTTACACTTTCATCCAACGTATACTGTAGCAGCAATGTATGCTGGCATTCAACTACCTGAGTTACTAAAAGAATTCCCAGAACTTAGTAGATATACCAGTGTAGCACCTAATGTACCAATGCTACCTCCTATATCCCAAGAACTAGCAGATTCTTGCATTGACGCACTAGGGTACAATAAGGATAGCGGAGATATTACCTACAACATAGTAGGAATGGACAGACATGGTGTAATTGCCGTAGACACTAGCCCTTGGCGTGCTTACGAACACATAGAACGCCTAGAACACATTTGCAAGATTGTACTTGCATCAGGAAAGTATTAATGCTTACAGTCTCACGACCAGATATCAATGTCGATGTTATACAAGAGTTTGATCCTCAACAGCGGTTTATTAAGCTACCCATAACAAATTACCTAAAGCTGCTAGATGTATACGATACAATCAACCGCCCACAGGTTGCACTAATCAACGCAGTCAACGATCCCAAGTACCGTTTTATTTGTGCTGCACTCGCGCGTCGACTAGGCAAAACTTATATTGCCAACATCATTGGGCAACTAGTTACCCTAGTACCTGGCAGCAACGTGCTAATCATTTCACCTAACTATAACCTAAGCTCCATATCATTTGAACTCCAACGTAAACTTATCAAACACTTTGACCTCGAAGTTGCGCGCGATAACCTCAAAGATAAAATCATTGAATTGTCCAATGGAAGTACTATTCGTATGGGCTCTCTTAGTACCGTTGATTCAACTGTTGGTCGATCATATGACTTAATTATATTTGATGAAGCTGCACTAGGTGAGGGCGGCGAAGCAGCTTTTAATGTTGCCCTACGACCTACCCTGGACAAACCCCAAGCCAAAGCCATTTTTATTTCAACACCTCGTGGTCGTAACAATTGGTTTTCGCAGTTTTGGAATCGTGGCTTTGACCCTAATTTCCCCGAGTGGATCTCGCTGCAAGCAGATTACACAGAAAATACTCGCATGGCTGAGTCTGATGTTGCTGAAGCACGTCGCTCAATGTCAAAAGCAGAGTTCGAACAAGAATACTTGGCCTCATTTTCCGTATTTGAGGGTCAGATTTATACACTACAGGACACAGATGTTGTTGAAATTCCAGAAGATATTAAAGGTGAAGCGTTTGCTGGATGCGACCCTGGTTACCGAGACGCTACTGCTTATTGCGCTATCGTTTACGATTGGAACCGCGATTGCTTTTATATTGTCGATGAGTACCTAAAGTCGGAAAAGACCACAGCCGAACACGCTGCGGAATTTACCGCAATGAATGAGAAGCATGGAGTTGAAGTAACTTTTATTGACTCGGCAGCTGCACAGTTTGCTGGTGACCTTGCTTACCTTTACAACATTTCAACTACCAAAGCTAAAAAAGATGTCTTACCAGGCATTGCGTATGTTCAGACCTTACTACAACAAGGTCGATTAAAAGTTGCCCCACATTGCACTAACGTGCGAGCCATGTTTGACCAGTATCGCTGGGATCAACGTGAGGGGTTACAACGTGAACGACCAATGCATGATGATTACAGTCACATGGCTGATGCCGTCAGGTATGCACTGTATACCTATACTGTTTAATGCCACAAAAAATTTGTGCATTGACTTTTTGTTGCTGTTCTGCTATAATACTAGGTAATTGTGGAGTACTTTGAAATAATGGCAAAAAACACAAATAAGCGAATCCCTGTAAAGTGGGTTCGCGACAGGGCTAAAGCAGCCTATGAGAAGAAAACGCAGTGTTGCGTTTGTGGAGATACCACAGACCTAGAGCTGCATCACCTACATTCAGTTACTATACTCCTAGATAAATGGTCTCAAGCTAAAGGGTATGACATTTCAACAGATGAAGGCATTGTAGCTGTAAGAGATGAGTTTATTGATACGCACCGAGTAGAGTTATATGAGCAAGTTTACACCCTTTGTAATCGTCATCATGTAGCATTGCACGGGGTTTACGGTAAAGCTCCTCGACCTGGTTCAGAACCGAAACAGGCTCATTGGATTGAGACACAGCGTGCAAAGTATTCTAGCGGTGGAACAGTTGTGCCTAAAAAGAGCTTTGGTAGTTTTTTCTCAGAGTTTACTTAAGGGAAAACTATGTCAAAATTTACAGATTGGATTGTTGAAAAACTCAATCCAGCACAAACGCGTATTGCTCAAGAAGCAGGTACGCAAATTGGTTCAGAGAGCAAGATAACATATCGTCAAAGCTTTCAGAAACTAGAAGCCGTTAATCGTTCAGTGAGTATGCTTGTTAATGCAGCTGCCTCACTAGATTACGACGTAAAAGATAAGATAACAGAAGGCGTTGTTACCGGAATTCGTCAAAAGTCGCTAAACACACTGCTGAACTTCCGACCTAACCCTTATCAAAGTACTCAAGAATTTCGTCAAGCTTTATTCACAGATTTGATCTTAGAAGGTAATGTGTTTGTACACTTTGATGGTGTATTTATGTATCATCTACCAGCAGCTTCCACAGAAATTCTAACAGATGTAAAAACATTTATCCGTGGTTATCGTTACAACGGAATGGTTGACTTTAAAGAGTCGGAAGTTTTTCACTTCCGTGATTTAAATTCACAGAGCATATACCGAGGCGCTTCGCGTTTAGAAGCAGCACAACGAAGCATTGCTACCTTATACGCAATGAAAGATTTCCAAGAAAACTTCTTTGAAAACGGAGCTGTATTTGGCTTAGTTTTAACGTCAGAAAATACACTTTCACAGATTGCAAAAGAAAAAACAATTCAATACTGGTTACAGAAATATTCAACTAAACAAGGCGGCAAGCGTCCAGTTATCCTGGATTCGGGATTGAAGCCCGCACAAGTATCAAATCAAAACTTTAAAGATATGGACTTTGATCAGTCTATTAAAACGCACAACGAATTTATTATGCAATGTATCGGCATCCCTCCTATTTTATTAGCTGGTGGGAATAATGCTAACATTTCTCCTAACTTACGATTATTTTATTTAGAAACAGTAATGCCAGTTGTTCGTAAGTTTACATCTTCACTAGAACGATACTATGGATATGACATTGAAGCTATTACTTCATCAGTGTCAGCACTACAACCAGAATTAAAAGATATTGCTGCCTACCACTCGACATTAGTCAACGCAGGCATCATTACAGCTAATGAAGCAAGAAAAGAATTACGTTATGAGCCTATTACAGGCAATGACGAAATAAGAATACCCGCCAATATTGCGGGTTCGGCTGCTGATCCGTCGATAGGTGGTAGGCCCACAGATAATCAGCAATAAAGGGGTAATATGGTAGATAAAAGTAAAGTACTGTTTTTAAACAGTTCATTTATCAAGAGCGATACCACCGACGAAAAGACAACTAGTATAACAATCGAAGGGTACGCAAGTACTGATGACGTTGATAGACAAGGCGACATTGTCCCAGCAAGTGTATGGAAAAAGGGTATACAAAATTATTTGAAAAATCCAGTAATTTTGGCATATCATGACCATAGCGAGCCAGTTGGTAGGATGGTAGATCACAGAGTTGACAGTAAGGGATTGTGGGTTAAAGCCAGAATTTCTTCAGCTGCTGGCGAAGTGTTTGATCTTGTAAAAGATGGCATCTTAACGGCATTTAGTATTGGTTTCCGAATCGTAGATGCGGAATATGATGCAGCCAAAGAGTTGTTTGTGGTAAAAGAGCTAGAACTGCACGAAATCTCAGTAGTGTCAGTACCAGCGAATCAAAATACACTATTTAGTCTTTCTAAGGCGTTTGATACAGCCGAAGAATTTAAATCTTTCAAACAGCAGTTTGCACCCGAAAGCGATTCAGCTAAAGGGCTAGAATCCTCAACGGAAGCAAGCGGCGAAATTAAAAAGGAATGGGAAATGGATCCTAAACAATTAGAACAAATGTTGGCTGATGCAGCTAACAAAGCGGCTGAGCTCACTGCTAAAGCCATCGCCGATACACAGGCAAAACAATTAGCAGACAAAATTGCTGCTGATAAATCAGAAGCCGAATTAGATGCACGCGTTAAAGCCGCTGTTGCTTCTATCTCTACTGGTGACACAGGTGCTGAGCGCTTGATGGCTGAAGTTGAGAAGCGTTTAGCTAATGCTGAAGAGTCAAGCAAATCAGTTATCGCTGGTTTAGAAGCCTCTTTGCGTGAAAAAGCTTCCGAAATCGAAGCAATCACAAAATCAAAAATGTCTTTCCAAGAAGCCAAAGACGGTATGTCTTATGCTGACAAAGAAAAGGCTGTTATGTTAGCTAAAATGGCTGGCAAGTCAATTGACAGTACACGCCTTGGTCGCGACTTAGTGCAAAAATACGGTGCTCACGTGCCTTCAGCTACATGGGAACTCGAAGTTTCTTTGAACTTAGAATCTGAAGTCCGTCGTCGCTTAGTTGTTGCTCCTATTTTCCGCAACATTGCTATGCAAACCAACGTGATGACCATTCCAGTGAATCCAGAAGCAGGTACTGCTACTTGGGTTACTAACGCTGAGTTTGGCGCCGTTCCTGCTACCCTTGGTGCAGCTGGTCCTGGTGCTGGTGGAAATGCTACACACGCTCTCAAAGAAATTACTTTGAATGCATATAAATTAGCTACAAACGAGTATACCGCATACGAAGAAGAAGAAGATTCTTTGTTGGCTTTGATGCCAATCATTCGTGATGGTATGGTTCGTCGTGTTGCTCGCGCCGTTGACAAGGCTTTCTTGTTAGGTGCTGGTTCTGGTAGCGATCCTGTTAAAGGATTGAGCATCTGGGCTACTAACACTACTGCCACTGGTAACACTGTTGCTGCTGGCTTGACAGTTGCTAAATTGCGCACATTGCGTCAAGGTTTGGGTGCTTGGGGTCTCGATCCAGCTGAAGTGATCTATATCGTTAATACCGATACATATTACCAATTGCTGGAAGACACAACCTTCCAAACAATGAACCAAGTTGGTACACAAGCTACACTGTTAACCGGTCAAATCGGTCAAATCGGTGGAAGCCCAGTGTTGGTTTCAGCAGAGTATGCTTCTCCAGGTACTGGTGTTGCAGGAGCTATTGCTGTTAACCCAGGCAACTTTATCGTTGGTAATCAGCGCGGTCTCCGCATTGATACTCAAGAATTAGTTGAAACACAACGTCGCGTTATGGTGGCTAGCCTCCGTACCGGTATGACACGTGTTACTACTAACTTAGGTAACGCTGTTACAGCTCACAAGTACACAGCATCTTAATTTGATGATGTAATTGTTAACAAGACCCTTCGGGGTCTTGTTTTATAAAGGTATTCGGTGCCTTTATAAAACAAGCGAGGTAAACATGGGATTAAATCTTACAACAAAAGCAGACTATAAAACCTATGCTGGAATTAAAAGTACTAATGACGACGCTGCTATTGATTTTATCATTCCAAAAGTTTCGGACTTAGTAAAAAGTTACTGTAATAGAACATTCGTAGATCATTGGGAAACACCCAAAGTAGAAATCTTTAACGGTGGAGTCAAAAGCTTTATTTTAGCTGAAACACCTGTAGTTGCGATCAGCAGCGTTCAAGGAAGCACTGACTATGGTCAAACATATACTGCTTTAACACAATATACAGAGTGGGTACTAGAAAATAGTACAATACTAAGTTTAGATGCTACAGGCTACTTTCCTAAATTAATTAAAGGTTATAAAGTAACGTATACTGCAGGATATAACGACGTACCTAATGACTTAGAGCTAGCAATACTAGATTTAATAAGTTACTATCGTAAAGCTAATAGCGCAGTGCACAGTACTCGCGATATGAATCCAAATACTGCACAAGTTACTTATATAAGTAGCACTAACCTACCCTCACATATTAAGCGTATACTAGACTTGTATAAATCGGACTATACCTAATGGCAATACCTAGTAGATTTAATTATAAATATCTTTTAGAGTTAATGTATGGTGCTAAACTTACTAGCGAGAAAGCAGCAGCAGATCCTGTTGCTTTTAGGAACGCTTTTTTAAAATTAATTGAAAAAGATATTCGTGGGCAAATTGAAGTTACTCTACCTATAATTTACTGGGTAAAGCCTCGCGAAATTATATTTAACTTATTAAACGGATTACTAAAAGAAACTACGGATAATGGAGAAATCTCCGCATATGTAGACTCTGTAGTTACATACGAGGGATCACTAGTTACTCCAAATAGTCCTGAGTTTGCAACTGCATTAGAATCTATTATACTTACTCTCTTTTCTGACGAAGTTTTCTTAAACGAGATCTCTAATGAAATTAAGCTAGCTGTAGAAGCTAAAATGTTACAAGGTAAAGATATTACCTTTAAACAGCTAGGCGATAAAGCAAAAGAAATGGTAAATATATCCAATAGAGCAATGCCAGACATTAACGTTATTTGTTCCATAGGTACTCCGCAGCAAATCAAAGAATCACAAACTTTGGTTCATAATGAGATTCAAAAAGTTGGTAATCAAATGCGTACTTGGTTACGTGAAAATACACCAGCAAAACTCGCAGATGCTGAAAGTTTCTTAAATGGTTTCGATAGTAGTAAAGACCTAGTATTTGTTAGTAGTACATTTAAAAAAGCTCGCGAAGAAACAGTAAATAATTCTGTTAGAGAAGTACTAGCCCCTATACTTGCTAGTTATGGAATAAATGTTAAGCCAGGACTAAAATTAGGCGATTTTACGGCAGCAGGACATACTGGTGTTATTTCTGGACGTGGTACCTCAATGCAACAAGTTGTTGGTATAAACTCTCCTATTATACAGCAAACCTTATATTGGGCAAACACACAGGCAGATAAGCCCACTCCTTCACTAGATCCTTTTATATTAGAAACAGATCATTTAGGTCTATCATACGATATTAAAGAAGGTGCAATAGGTGTTGTAAAAGATTTATTAGATTTAAATTTTTCGTTTGTAGTATCACAAGAAGCAAGCTGGAATAGTAGTTTAGGCAGTAGAGAACAAACTGCAATGACTAATATTGTTCGCAAAGCATGGAACATTGAACGAAAACAGTTAGCTGAAGACTTTAAAAAATATATTAAAACTTTTATGCCTACAATCACTTCTGGCATGGAAGGCTCCCCTACATTAAACGAAAGAATCTTGTATAGTTTTGCAGACATTCTTAGAGATAATATT